TTTCTTTCTTATCAAGTAAAACCATATCAGCGTCAACGGCGACTCAGTCGCGCATGTCCGTGATAGAAGCTTTATATGAAGGATATAGTTCAACTACGTCGATTACACTATTCTTACTTTGGTAGGAATGCATGTTTTCGATGTAACGGTACGCAGTAGAGTTTATTAGTGCCTTTTCAAGCACTTCTGAACTGTATTGTGTTACTATTTTATGGGAACTAGCGATTACGCTTGTTCGCACTCCTTTCCGCGCTAAGTTCTTTAATTGTTGTCTCTGTATCTTCTTGGGTTTAACCTTCGAAATTTCAGATTCTTTTCTATTAAAGAGCTTGTATGACTCGACCGTACTCCATTTAACTCACACTTCATGTGCGAGCTCGATGGTGGTCTGACTTATGTTCTGGTTATCCTTTCAGGAGCCAGACGATGTATCAGAAATCTTCTGAAAAGTGTAGGCAGGTCCCCATTCAGGGAGCCTACTTCACATGTAAAGAAGAGCGGCCGATGTCATAGGTTTAGCGAACCCGGGATACAAGCTAACCAAAGAATTTAGTAAGCCTACCTCCATACAGTGATAGACGAATAACCCTTTTGAGGTTTGTTCTAATCTTCACGGTATGGGGCTTATTTCCTTTCCTCCTCTAAATAGCCTTTTCGCTATTTCGAGGGATTGAGAACTCTTTGGCATTATGGAGTCTTGTGGTTTCGTTGAAACCCCAAGGTACTTCATAATGCTGGTATATTCCTGGGCTACTTTATCATTGAATATGACTATGTCATCTCCAAGTATAAGGTAGTCTTCGAATTTATTTAAGTTGTTCCTTACGGCAGCTAATCTGACTATAACGTGATTTGATATAGCGAAAGACGCCCATGAGCTGTAAAGGCCCATGGGTTGTCCGACGTTATATCTAACCATATTACGGCCAGATCCTGTAATCGGAGTCGCAAAATCAATACCAATCATGCACTGTTTTCAGCAGTCTACAAGGGTTTCAGATCCTCATATTCTGCCTACAACCGTGCATATGATCTCCATTGGAAATCGGTCGGTAGCTGCTGTTAAATCAATAGAGGTTGGCAAGCCATCCTTTTTGATCCAGTACTTACTGACCTCTTTAGCAATGTTATCATGATGATAAGTTAAGTCCATACTCATTCTTTTTAGCATGGTCATTAACCTATCATGAATTGGCCTCAACACTGTTTGTGTTTTGTAATCAGCAATTGCGATTATTCGGGTTTTGCCCTCATAATCTGCTAAAGCTGATAACCTTCTAAACAGAGTTTTGGGTGACTTAAGATTCTGCTCTTTCGTATTCAAAGAAAGAGTAGGAGAAACCACATCGCCAGTCGAACATCCATAATGCTCAGCAATTCTGCTGAGTATTACTTCTTGTTCTTCTGGTCTTGAGGCTTCCTCTAATATGGAGGTGTAACATGCATGGCCGTTTGGCCCTCTTTTGGAGGACCAAACTGGTTTAATGCTCATTGCATCTTCGTATCAGTATTCTTGAGAATCACTTTTGATACCTAGCTTGCTTCAGTTTTGAAGGATCTCGTTAGATATTAAATCTAAATCTTCCTTCGCTGGTCCCTGGGTAGTTATACTACTCAGGTCAATGACGGGGACTAAATTTAAGTCTCTCGATTTTCAACAAACTGTAAGGACCGCCCTACATACATCGTCGTTTATTACGACTCTGTCTTGAAGGGCTGCTAGGTTAATTAAATTGAAATTGGAATCTTGACGAAGAGAGGACCTCCATACGGAGGTTTCTATCTTTATTAAAGGTTCTAAACAAGCTAAGCGAACGAAGTGTTTTCTTAAACTCTTCAATTGTGAAACTTTTTCAATTCTATTAATTGACGAATCCGATCAAATATGATTTTGAATACGGATTAATTTTGAAATTAATCTGATATCATATATAGTGAGAGCAAATATTGTTTTCAGTGAATTTATTATGGATTTAGCGTCATCTGGGCTTCACAGCCTTTCTGACTCTAAAATTCATGGTCTTTTCATTGGAAACTTTATGTTTATAGACGGACCATTAGTTTGCGTTCGCCTTAAAGCTTTCACTTTT